CAAAAGAAGCAGCAAGAAGAGGAAACAAAATAAAGGGAATTTAAATGAAAAAGATATAAATGAGCTTATGAGTCATAGTTCATATAGAAGATGTTCAGGAGCTATAAGACAAATTAAGTAGATGAAGGAGATTAAATCATGAAAAAAATATTAATAATAGCAACAATAATAGGACTATTTACTTTTGTAGGATGTGAAAGACAATCAGAGATAGTTTCACACAATTTATCAAAAGAAGCTGATAACTTTAATGTAGTTAGAGAACTAACAGTAATTAATGCTATACAAGGTGATGTGCTTTTCACAATGACAGGTAAAATGACTATTAAAGCAGATGCAGCAGACAGTCAGTTGGAAGTTATTGTTGAAGATGAAAATAAAAACTATCAAAAACATTTTATAGGATTAAGTGATAATGTTACTTACGTTGTAGAACAGAAGGAGTATAAGGATGTAGAGAATTATAAATATACATTAAACTATAATCCTAAGATGTGGATACCAGTTGAGATAGAAAAGATTGATTAGCTTAGAGGAGAATAAGATGTTAAGAAGTTGTAAGTATTGTGGGAAGATACATGATAGCAAACATATATGTCCTAATAAACCAATAAGGAAAAGATATAAGAAAACAGAAGAGGATAAGTTTAGGAATACACAGGCATGGAAAAAGAAAAGAAATAATATTAAAGAAAGAGACAAAGGATTATGCCAAGTATGTATGAGGAAACTATATAATACATTAAAGCAATATAACTATAGAGATATAGAAGTACATCATATAATACCATTAAGGGAGAACTATGAGTTAAGATTAGAGGATGACAATCTAATAAGTTTATGTAAGTATCATCATGAGTTAGCTGAAAAGGGAGAAATACCTAGAGAATTGCTTAGGAGTTTGATATAAGAATAAAATACATATCCCCCCCTAGGGTATAGCTTTCTGAGGGGACTTTAGTGACACCACGTGTCCTATACATACACAAAAAATTCCCACATCAGCTTTTTTAATATATTTTTTTTAGGAAGGAGGATTAACTATGCCAACACCACCCAAACCATTTACAGTTTTAAAAGCAGAAAAAAAGTCACATAGAACAAAAAAAGAATTAAAAATAAGGGAGCAGGGAGAAAAGGCTCTAGCCACTGGAACTGCTATAAAAGAAAGAAAAGAAGTAAAAGAAAATCCAGTAGCTCATAAAGAATTTTTAAGGATAAATAAACTGCTAAAAAATATAGAAAAGAATGATGCCATTTATGAAGCTGTAATAAATAGATATTGTATGTTACAGGCTGAGTGCTATGATTTTGAAAGAAAAAGAGAACAAATTTATAAGTTAATTGAGAGATTAGAAGAAAGTTTTTATAGTATGGTAGATGAATTGGAGGGAAAAGAAAAAGCTAGGGAACTCAGAGCATTTTCTGGAAATATGGCAGAGTTATCTACCACCTTAATAAGTATAGATAGACAGTTGCAAACTAAAAGAAAGATGTTACTGGATATAGAAAAAGAAAACATAATGACAGTAGCAGCAGCACTAAGAAGCATACCTAAGAATAGTGATACAGAATCTAATAAAGAAAAATTATTAAGGGCAATAAATGGAAGTTAAAGAAAGTAAAGCTTACATATATGCGAAATGGTGCAAAGAAGAGGATAACGAAAAGGTTCCTATATATGTTAAAAAACAAGCTGAAGATTGGATTAAAAAAGCTGATGGAATAGATGATGAAGCTTATGTTGATAAAAAAGAGTTAAATAAAATAAATAGGATTTTATCTTTAATGGTTCATCCTGATTTAATGTGTCCAATGAATGAAGGTCTAGAGGATTATGCTTGGTTTTTAATAGTAGCTACGTTATGTACTAAGCAAAGAAATAATGAAAATAAGGATATAAGATATTATATAACAGCTTTATTAGAAATAAGTCGGAAGAATTTTAAGACTTTTAATAGTGCTGTTATTTTTATACTTCTATTAATCACAGATAAACCTTTTTCTCGTTTCTTTTCAGTAGCACCTGATTTGAAGTTATCATCTGAATTGAAAGTGGCCATTAGAAAAATAATAAAAGTTAGTCCTTTATTATCAGAAGATGATGTTTTTAAAGTTCTTAGGAGTGAAATTAGATGTTTATTAACAGATAGTGAATATATTCCATTAGCTTATAGTGAAGATAGAATGGATGGTAAACTTGCTAATGCTTTTTTAGCTGATGAAGCTGGAGCTATGGATAGTTATCCTATTGAAGCTATGAGATCATCACAAATAACACTATTTAATAAATTGGGTATTATTATAAGTACTCAATATCCAAACGATAATAACGCTATGATAGATGAAATAGATATATCTAAAAAAGTTTTAGATGGCTTAATAGAAAATAAAAGAAGATTTTCACTATTATATGAACCAGATAGTAGGTTTTTAGTTAATGATTTATGGCAAACAGAAGATTTAATTATATATCAAAGTAATCCAGTTGCAGTTAATAATAAATATATTTTTGATGCTATTAAAGAAATAAGAGTAATGGCAATATTATATGAAAATAAAAGAGAAAATTATTTGTGCAAACATAATAATATTAAATATAAAGGGTTAGGTGTAGAAGGATATGTAGAAATTACAAAAGTAAGAGAGTGTAAGCAAGATGAAGATCTTTATTTTTGGAAAGGTAAAAAGGTATATATTGGACTAGATTTATCACAAACAGATGATAATACAGCAGTTGCTATGGTAACATACTATGAAGATAAAATTTATGCTAAGGTATTCGGTTTTATACCAGAGGAAAAGATAGAACTAAAAATAAAAAGAGAAAATGTAGATTATAGAAAATTGATAAGTAAAGGAGTTTGTTATAGTTGTGGGGATGAAGTAATAGACTATAGCTTTGTAGAAAAAACTATACTGGAACTAGAGGACAAATATGACGTTGAGATAGTTCAAGTAGGTTATGATAGATACAATGCCATAAGCACTATACAAAAGTTAGAAGCTGAAGGATATGAATGTGTTGAAATTAAGCAGCATAGTTCAGTTTTACATATGCCGACTAAATTATTAAAAGAGTGTATACTAAGTAAAAATTTCAAGTATGATGAAAATTTAATGTTAGAAATAAATTTTCAAAATGCAAGATGTACTGAAGATACTAATTTAAATAAATACGTTAATAAGAAAAAATCCAATGGAAAAGTCGATATGGTTGTAGCATTAATTAATGCTATATACTTACTTCAACAAGAACAGTTAAATGGAAATAGCTTTACTATTCAAGTTATATAGGAAGGTGGTGAGAATATGAATTTAAGATTTTTCAGAAAAAAAGAAAAAAGAAGTTTAGAATCAGATGATAATGAATTAAAAGATTTACTTTTAGCTGCAGGATTAATTCTAGATGATATAACTAGAGAAAAAGCTTTAAATATTCCTACTTTAGCAGGATGTGTTGAGTTAATATCATCATTAGTTGCTAGTATCCCTATTAAGCTTTATAAAGAAGATAATGGAGAAGTAGCAGAGATAAAGGATGATATAAGAGTAAAGTTATTAAATGAAGAAACAGGAGATACACTTACATCATTTGAAATGAAAAAAGCTTTAGTAATAGATTATTTATTGATGGGAAATGGATATATTTATATCAATAAAGAAAGAAATGAATTTAAAAGCTTACATTATGTTAAAGAAAATCATATAAGTATAAATGAAAATGCAGATCCAATTTTTAAGAACTATGAAGTATTGGTCAATGGACAAGCATATAGGCCATATAACTTTATTAAATTATTAAGACATACTGATAATGGATTTAATGGATATGGAATTATTGAAGAAAATAAAATGTTACTTTCAGTTATTTATAATTCATTAAAATATGAAAATATATTAAGTAAAACTGGAGGAAATAAAAAAGGTTTCTTAGAATCTTTAAATAAACTTGATAAAGACGCTATAGAAAATCTAAAAGAGCAGTGGAGAAATATGTACTCTAATAATAGTGAAAACTGTATTATACTTAATAAAGGTTTAAGCTTTAAAGAGAGTCAAGCTACTCCAACAGAATTACAACTAAATGAAAATAAAATATCTAATGGTTCTGAACTTTGTAAGATATTAAATATTCCACCATCTATAATAACTGGTGATGGAAAAGCTAATGAAGGTGATTTTGATAAGATGTTCAAAATGGCCATATTACCGATTTTAAATAGTTTAATAGCTGGTATAAACAGAGACTTACTTCGTGAAAAAGAGAAGAAGTCTTTTTATTTTGGATATGATGCAAATGAGCTATTAAAGGGTGATATTGAGAAAAGATTTAAGGCTTATGAAATAGCTGTTAAAAATAAAATAATGGGAGTAAATGAAGTAAGATATAAAGAAGATTTACCACCAAATGAATTATTTGAAGATACTATTTTATTAGGATTAAATGATGTTCTTTACAATATTAAAAATAGAACAGTTTATACACCTAATACAGATAAAACATCAAATATGAAAGGGGGTGACAACAATGAGAATAGAGATACGTAGTGATAGCGTTATTTTAGATGGTTATGTTAATGCTGTAGATAGATATAGTAAGCCTATACCTTCTTTAAGAGGGAGTTTTATAGAAAGAATACAACCAGGAGCATTTAGAATGAGCTTAGAAAAAAGAGAAAATGTAGATTTATTACTAAATCATAATAAGAATAGAAAACTAGGCTCTACTTCTGAAGGTAATCTTGAATTATTTGAAGATAACATAGGATTAAGAGCTATATGTACAGTACATGATCCAGAAGTAATCGAAAAAGCAAAAAATAAGCAGTTAAGGGGTTGGAGCTTTGGTTTCTTTGCTGAAAAAGATAAGTGGGAATCAAGTGAAGAAGGTTATGATAAAAGAATTGTTGAGGAATTAGATTTATTTGAAGTAACTATAGTTGATGATAGAAAAAATCCAGCATATCCAGCAACATCTATTGAAATGAGAGACGATAAAGAAATTTTAGCAGAAAATAGAGTAACTGATTTTAAAGCTATAACAATAGATGAATCTAAAAAAGAAGAGGAAAGAACTAAAGTTGATTATAGTAAATATGAAAAAATAATATCAAATATTAACAAGTCTTAAAATCTTAAGGCTTATTTATTTTATTTAATTTAAGGAGGAAAAATATATGATAAAGAAAAGAATTGCAGAATTCAGAACATTACCTAATGATGAAAAAGGATTAGTAGAACAAAGAGAAGATTTAGCAAAAGAAATGAGAGATATAGTTGAAGGGGCAAAAGCTGAAACTAGAACATTAACAGATGCTGAAGAAACAAGATTTAATGAAATAAAAGAAGAAATAGATAAAATAGATACTACGCTAAAAGCTTTTGATGAGCAAAGAGCATTGGAGGATTTTAAACCTTCAGACAATAAAAAAGATAATAAAGAAGATATAGAAGAAAGAGCATTTGCTAATTATATTAGAGGTGTTATAGAAGAAAGAGCAGATGTTAATTTAACTGCTACAGATAATGGAGCTGTTATTCCAAAGTCTATCGCAAATAAAATCATTAAGAAGGTAAGTGATATATCACCAATATATCAATTAGCTACTAGATACAATGTAGGAGGAAACTTAACAATTCCTTACTATGATGAATCTACTTCATCAATAACTACTGCATATGCTACAGAATTTACTGATTTAGAATCAACTTCAGGAAAATTCTCAAATATTGAATTAAAGGGATATTTAGCTGGTGCATTAAGTAAAATTTCTAGATCTTTATTAAATAATTCTAATTTTAACTTAGTTTCATTTGTAATAAATGAAATGAGTGATAGTATAACAAAATTTATTGAAAGAGAAATATTAAAAGGAACTACTGATAAAATCACAGGATTAAGTACAGCTAAGCAAATAGTAACTGCTGCAAGTGCAACAGCAATAGTTGCTGATAATTTAATTGATACACAAGATCAAGTACCTGATTTATATCAAGCAGGAGCTATATGGATTATGAATAAGGCAACTAGAACAGCTATAAGAAAATTAAAAGATGGAGACGGTAATTATTTATTAAATAAAGATATTAGTGCTAAATGGGGATATACATTGCTAGGTAAAGATGTGTATACTTCGGACAATATGGATATTATGGAAGCTGGAAAAACAGTAATTTACTATGGTGATATGTCTGGATTAGCTGTTAAGTTAAGTGAAGATGTTAATATTCAAGTGTTAAGAGAAAAATATGCAACTCAACACGCATTAGGAGTAGTAGGATGGGTTGAATTAGACTCTAAAATAGAAAATGAACAAAAAATCTCAAAATTAGTAATGGGATCTTAAGAAATAGGGTGATCATATGAAAGTAAAAGCATTAATCAGTTTTGGTGGTGCTTTTTCTATGAATAAAGGGGAGGGAAAGGAGTGTAGTGATGAAGCTATACTCCAAGACCTTATCAAAGCTGGATATATAGAAGAAGTTAAAACTGAAAAAACTAAAAAGAAGGTAAAAGCTAATGAAGATTAGTAAAGTAACTATTAATGAATTAAAAGAATATGCAAATGTAGAACATGATTTAGATGATAAATTATTTACTATGATATTATCAGCAGCCAAAAGTTATATAAAAAGTTATACTGGATTAACTTTAGAGCAAATGGATGATAAAGAAGATTTAACTATAGCATTAATGACATTAACTAATGAAATGTACGATAATAGAGTGTTTATTGTTCAAGATATTAAGCTTAATACATTTATTAGTAGTATATTAGATATGTATTCAGTTAATTTATTGTAGGTGATTATATGCTTAGATATAGAATTAATCCAGGAGAGTTAAGACATAAAATCAGTATTCAACAATACAGTAAACTGACTAATGATTATGGAGAAGTAGAAATAAATAATGATGGCATATGGACAGAGGTAATGACTATTAAAGCTGGAATATATCCTATAAGTGGGAGAGAATTTTTTGCAGCTGAAACAGTAAATAGTGAGATAACTCATAAGGTAAAAATAAGATATACAGAAGGTTTAAAACCTAATATGAGAATAGTCTTTAATAATAGGATTTTCTCTATTGAATCTATAATAAATTTTAAAGAGTTGAATATAGAGCTACAACTTTTATGTAAGGAGTTGGTTTAATGGCTAGATTTGAAATTGAAGGAATGAAAGAATTACAAAAATCTATGAAAAGATTAGGAAAAGTTCCTCAAAAATGTGTAACACCAGCAGCAAGAAAAGGCATGAATATAGCACTTAGAAGTGCTAGAAAAAATGCACCTATAGATACTGGGGAATTAAAAAGTGGAATGAAGCTAGTTGGAGAAAAGTCTAGAGTTAAAGCAAAGAAAGTATATCAGGTAGTCTTTGATAGCAGTAAAAATGATATATTTCAAAAAAAGAATAAAGAGGGAAAAGTTATAGGATATTATCCTGCCTCACAAGAATATGGTTTTTTTGCTAGGAATGGTAGATATATACCAGGGTATCATTTCATGAAAAGAGCTATGGAAGATAATAGTGGATCTATTGCAAAAACAATAGTAAATGAAGTAGGTAAAAATATAGATAAGGAATTAGGTGGAAGATGATAGAGAAGGCATTAAGATATGAGCTAAATAAAATTCAAGAGATAGAAGATAAAATATATCCAACAAATGCTCCAGAAGGAGAAAAGTCACCATATTTAGTTTATATAACTAGCAAAAAACCTTTAAAAGATTTAAATGGAATAAAAGAAAATAGAGATTGTTATGTTATGCTTAATGTTCTATGTAGTTCTTATGCAGAAATGAAAAATATACTTAAAAAGGTTGAAAATATGGTTATAAGTTTAGCTTTAAGAAATATAGGAAAAGACAATTTATATATAAAAGATATAACTATTACTGATATTTCAGAAACGTATGAAGAAAAACTTAAATTACAAAGAGGAATTATTGGATTTACTGTTTATTATAAGGAGGGATAAGAATGGCAATAAGAAGTTTAGGTACTATTTTAAAAATAGGAAAAGATGCTGGAGCTGCAAAAGTTGGTGGGCTAACAGAAATTAATGGAATTGAGTTAAGTGCTGATACTTTAGATACAACAACACTAGATAGTGATGGAGGATATAGACAATTTACAGGTGGATTTAAAGATGCAGGAGAAGTTACTGTAAGTGGATATTTTGAGGTAAATGCAACAAATGGTCAGAAAAAAATGTATGATGCATTTGAAAAAGGTGGAGAGGAGGACTTTGCAATAGAATTCCCATCAGAATTAAAAGCTAAGTGGATTTTCAAAGGCGTTGTAACTGGATTTTCAACAGGAGCAGCTTTAGAAGATTTAATAAGTTTTTCTGCTACAGTTAAAGTGTCAGGAAAACCTACTTTAACAATAACACAATAGGAGGAATATTATGTATACACCAATAGAACTAGATAAAGTGAGAAATTTTAGATATGGTATGAAAGCCATGTCGTATATAGAGGAAAAATTAAAAACACCTATAGCCAAAATTAATTTAGATGGTTTAACAATGAAGGACACAGCTATTGTTATATGTGCTGGTCTTATGCATGAAGATAATAAGTTAACACCATCTAAGGTTATGGATATTATAGATGAAAAAGGCAATTTAATAGAAGTAATCAATACAATGGCTAAAGCATTTAATAAGGCATTTGGTAATGATCAAGAAATAGAAGAAAAAAACGAGTAGAGGGTAACTATGAAGAATTTTCTATAATAGAAAGTTTGAAAATAGCTACCCTTTGTTCTTTATCTCCTTTGGAATTTTGGGAGTTAACTCCATATGAATTTAGTTTGGTTGTTAATGCTTACGCTAAAAGAAGAGAAGAAGAAGCAGAAGAAAAGATAATCTTAGCATATATGAATTCAGCTTGGACAATTCAATTTTTAAGTAAGAATAAACCTAAATTAGATAGTGTTTTAAAGAAAAAAATAAAAAAAGAAATGACAGATAAAGAAATGTTAAATCAAGTAAAACTCTTAAATAACATTTTAGGAGGTGAGGTAAATGGCAGTTAAAAATTTGCTTATAAGAGGTGGAGCAGATTTTAGTAATATGCAAAAAGGCCTTAATAAAGCACAAAAGAGCCTCAATAATTTTCAAAGCAATGTAAAAAGTATAATGGGGAAAGTTGCAACAGCTTTTGCAGCAATAAAATTAGGAGAATTAATAAAAGATAGCGTAAAAGATGCGATGAGTGTTGAAACATCTATAGAAAATATAAATAGGACTATGCAAGGCAGTGCTAAAGCTTTTGGTGAATGGGTTAAAAGTCAATCTCAAGCATATGGGATGAGTATTAAAGAAGGTTATAAGTATGGTTCTACATATAGTAATCTTATATCAAGTTTTCAAAGTGATAGTCAAAAAATAGCTGATAGCACTCAAGAATTAATGAAGGCTACAGCTATAATATCAAGTAAAACAGGAAGAACTTTTGAAGATACAGCAGAAAGAATAAGGTCAGGTATGCTGGGATCTACAGAGGCTATCGAAGACTTAGGAGTATACACACAAGTATCTATGTTAGAAAGCACAGAAGCTTTTAGACAATTCGCAGACGGAAAGACTTGGCAACAATTAAACTTTCAGACACAACAACAAATAAGACTTGCAGCTATATTAGAGCAAACTTATGCAAGATATGGAACTACGTTATCAGATACAACTCAAAGTAGGCATAATCAGTTTATTGCTAGCTTAAAAAATGTTCAATTAATTTTAGGACAAGCATTTTTACCTATATACAATGCTATATTACCTCCATTAACAATGTTTATAAATATGTTATCTAAAGCTATATCTGTAGTAGCACAATTTACAACAGCTTTATTTGGTAAACCTAAAGCAGCTACAGAACAAACTCAAATAATTAGTAATCAAGCCTCAGCTGTAGGAGGCCTAGGGGATTCATTAGATAATACAGCAGATAAGGCAGATAAAACAAAAAAAGCTATGAAGTCACTAGCTGGAATAGATGAAATAAATCTATTGAATCAAGGAAATGATTCAGGAGGTTTAGGTTCAAGTGCTGGAGCTGGAGGAGTATCTAATCCATTAGAAGGGTTAGATATAGGGGATGGATTTTTATCAAGCACTATAGAAGTTAGTGAAAAAATTCAAGCATTTGCTGATAAAATAAAATACTTTTTTAATAAAATAAAAGATTCTATAGTGTCTAACAAGGCTATTATAATATCAGCAATAGCTGGAATAGTTGCAGCATTTTCAAGTTTTTTATTAATGTCTAATTGGACATCAATACTAGAAGGATTACAATTAGCTTTTTATGCTTTAGGATATGCAATAGGTGGTATAAGTTGGCCTATAGTTGCTATAGCTGCATTAATAGGAATTCTAGTAGGAAATATAGTTTATTTATGGCAGACTAATGAAAATTTCAGAAACTCTGTTATAGAAGTATGGAATAGTATAAAAGAATTTATTAGCACTGTTATGACAGACATAGGTAATATATTAAAAAGCTTATGGGAAACTTATGGCCAAAGATTAATTGATAATCTAAAGGGATTTATGGCAAGTATTCAAAATATAATAGTAACTATATGGGAAGGCGTAATAAAACCAATTATCACTAATGCATTAGAAATGCTTAAATGGTTATGGGATAATCATTTAAATGGAGTAGTAGAGGAATTAGGAAAATTTATAATGAAGTTAGTTAATGGTGTACTCGAAATATGGAATAAGTTTATAAGTCCAATAGTTAAATTTTTAATAGATGTATTATCACCAATTTTTGTTTCAGCATTTAATTTAATTGTAGATTCAATAGGTACAGCAATAGCTGTGATAGCTGATATTATAAAAGGATTGTTAAGAATTTTTGGTGGAGTGATAGATTTTATATCAGGAGTTTTTACTGGTAATTGGTCTAGAGCTTGGCAAGGAATAATTGATATTTTTAGAGGAATATTTTATGGATTAATAGGAATAGTTAAATGGCCATTAAACATAATAATAGATATGATTAATTCAGCTATATCAGGAATTAATTCTATGATTAAGACAATAAACAAAGTACCAGGAGTGAGCATTTCTACTATTCCTAAAATTCCGAAACTAGCCAAAGGTGGTATTATAGATAGTCCAACTTTAGCAATGGTAGGAGAAGCTGGGAAAGAGGCTGTTGTTCCTTTAGAAAATAATAAGGGGGGCTTAAGAGAGTTAGCTGGTTTATTATTAGGAGAAATGGGAGCAAAAGATGTTAGTAGTGGATTAGGAAGTGGAAATATAATATTACAAATAGATGGAAGTACAATAGGTA